TTGTTTCGTGGTAAGTTAATAACTTTTTTGAGGAAGTCAAACGTAAAATTTCACGTTTAAATTCATCGTGTTTACCCTCTTTTAACATTGCTACAATTTCCTTGTTGGAACCATAGTATATTTTCCAATCTGATTCATTCATAGCTAGTTTATAGGCTGGTTTACGACCAGCCACGTGAGTATATTCTAATAGTTCCCTTTTAGTGAGTTTTATTTTCTTTTGATGGAATAAAACTTTTTTACCAATATAGGTTTTACCTGTTGGTATATGAACAACCCTGTAGATGAAACCAAAGGTCCCTTCAGGGAATGAGGAGAGTGTCTCCATATGTTCATTATTGTAAGTCCACATATAATTTATCGGTCTATATTAATAAGAATAGTTGTGTCTGTTGTTGCAGTAGTAGGTAATGGTTGAGCTAATTTTCCTACTGCTAATAAATTTTGCAACTCATCATATAAACCTATTGTTGTAACATATGGGTCAAAATAAGAACCAGTTACATAATCATAAACAGTACCATCTGTTGATCCTGAAATTAAAGATGGGTTTAAACTAAAATTAAATTCATTTTCTCCAATAGTACATTTATATTGAGTTTCATATATTGTAAGTGAAGAAGAAAATGAACAAGTTACGTTTGTAGAATCTACTGATCCTGTTGCTAGTCTTTGACTAGTTATAATTGCTAATCCGTGAGGATAAATAATATTACCTACATTTACACTACCAGACAACAAATTACCTTCTCCGTCGTCTATTAAATTATGAGTAATACTTTGTGATTGAAAAGTATAAACAAATGAATTAGGTTGAATATATAAACCAAATAATTTAGAAGGGATTGAGATTACTCCTATTTGTGCAGTTGAACCCGTAGGCCAAAATCTAGAAGATGTTAAAGTAGATTGAAGATAATTAAAATACCTCCCAGTAGAATTAGTAGATCCTACTAAAACATCTCCTTGAGGATTTTCTCCTGGGACTATACTTCCTGTTGATACAGCATCCCCATAACTAGAACTTAAAAAATTGGTATAATAAAGTTCTTTAATAGAATTATAAGTTAAAACATTATATTGAGTACTTAAAGTACCCGAACTTCCAGTATTAGTTAAAAAAGATCCACTTACCCCTAAAAATCTATCAACCCCAGTTAACTGCCCATCTGAACCAGTAGCAAATTGACTGTAAGGAAGGATAAAACTCTTATTAACCGTAAAGGGGTTAACAATTATATCAGAAGCTAAAAATTGTTTCCAAGCACCCATTCATTAGAAGTCTAGCTTCACGCGGATTAAGGCTTCTTTGGTGAAGTCTTTAAGTAAGGGTCTAGATAATTTAGCTACAGCTAATAGTTCACTATTATCATTATATAAACCTACAGTTGTAATATAGGTTTGAGGGTTATTAATAAAACCACTATATAATACTTCACCTGTAGAACCCGAAATAAATGAAGGATTTTCTGAATAATTAAATTCTGAACTTCTAGGTCTTACAAAAATAAAATCTGAAGTTATAGTTTCTTGGGATTGTAAAGTAAATAATCTAGCATTTGAACCTGTAATAGCAAAAAACATTCTCGAGTTGTTATTACCAGGAGCTGCTGAAGATCTACTTACGAATAACCCAATTCCCCCGGCTGTTAATGAACCCGAAAGAGCTACAGGATTAAGTAAAATAGTTCCAATATCTGGTAATAAAAAACCATAAGACCCAGAGCTAACACTCCAACCATCAGATGTAGTTCCACTATTTGTTGCTTTAACACCTGCTGAAGAAGCAGAAATTAAATTATATACTCTTCCGGCTTCACCATAAACTACAGTAGAAACATAGTTGCTATCGTCTGTAAGGTTAATTGTACCTAAAGATCCTGAAAGTTTTAAGAATAAAGAACCTGGAAATATTGATTCTTTATATTGGGCTCTTTCTAGTGATAAAGCCCAAAAATCGGATGAAGTAATATTACCAAATATGAAAGAAGCATTTTCATCTCCTAATACTATATTTTGGTATTGACCATAAATTGTAGAGGTATAAGAAGCTCCACTTACTGAAGTATTGTAAGGAACGCTACCACTACCATTAGCATTACCATAGGCAATAGCAAATTGAATTTGCGACCCAGAAAGTGCGGATCCAGTATTAAATACGTTTAAGTAATAATTACCAGCTGAACTGGCTGCTTGAACTGAGGAAGTGTAAAACTCAGATAAAATAGGGTTTCCGGTTGACCACATTGCAGCGGTAACCGAATCCGCTGATACTACAAAATCGTCTGCTTCTAATCTTTTAAATGACATAGTTTATATATTAAGATACTTTAGTTACTGTTACTGGGATAGTTACACGTGCTCCTGAATCTCTACCTACTACAGTTAATGTAGCTTGTAATTGACTATTTGTACCAAATAATGTATTAACGGTAGTTGCTCTTAGGTTTAATGTAGTACCTACTACTGTACTAGACACGCTTGTTCCTAAAGTTACAGTAGAATTTACATTAAGTGTTTGAGCATTTGGAGTGTTTATACCTACACCATTAAATGTTGAGAATAGTCTAACATCTGAAATTGTAAATGTATATCCCGAAGCTTCAACTTGGTTACCACCTGTATAATTTAAAGTTTGGGGTGATACTGCTAAACTTGCACCTTGTTTAATTGAAATAGCAGAGTAACCTATATCTAGGATAGGCATTTTAGCGGTGCCACGAGGTAAAGTAACTAATTTGTATTTTACTACCTGAGTAGACTCAGGGAAAGCTTCTAATAGAGGCATATTATTAATTGCTTCTCCATAATATGCAGAACCTGATGGGTGGTTTGGATTATAAAGTGTATAATCAATCTCATCATCCGCTAATGCAAACTGAGTGATTCTAAAAGCACCATTATTTTGAGCTAATAGTTGACGACCTGTATTGGTTAGAATAGCATCAACTGTTACTACTGAGTTATTTAAATATCCCATGTTTTGTGTATTTTATTATAAATATATTAAATTTTTATTTTTATTGGGTGTATTGGAAAACCCATTGATTACCTGTCCAAATATAATAATCAGATAGACCATCACTTCTTAAAATAGAATCTACATATCCAGGAGTAGGACCAGGGTATCCAAAAGGTGATGTAGAAATAGGACCACTTGTTGAAGGTGTAGTTCCACCAGTTTGTATTGCCCCCGTTGTAGTAGGTTCTGTTACTAAAGGTATGTTATTTACTACGTTCCCGCCAGTTGTAATTTGAGTTGTTACACCCATTGTTTGAAGAGCAAATAATGAAGATTTAAGTTTACTATTAAAGTCATCAGGAATTACATATCCTCCTTTTTGCCCAATTCCTGAAGGGAAATAATCAGGTCTATTTTCTACAATTACAGGTTGTGGGAATGGGTTAGATTGCCAAATTAACATTGATAAACCTGTATTGTTATCACTTTTACTTCCTGATCCTATACCTTTAACATTATCAGGAAGAGGTCTATTAAGAGTCATTTGATAAGCATTCCCATCAGTGGATATACCTGATGGGGAAAATGTAGATTCAAAATTTGTAATTTTATAAACTCCTTGAGCTGGTAAAGAAAACTCATTTGAGTAATTATAAATTACCCCATTATTATAAGGGGCTAAACCACCAGAAGCATAAGCTTCTTCATATGTTGGTAGGGGATAAGCAGATCCTGAATATAAAGTTATATACCATTCTCCTCCATTAGATATACTATTACTAATGATAGTAGAAGCAGCAACAACGTTAGATCCTGTAATATTTATCTGACTTGCTACAGATCCTGTAGTATATCTGTTATCATCATTAACTACTTGTTTAAAAATAGTATATTCTTGACTACAGAATAAAATAGAATTTAAAGATCCTGTCCAGAATACCCCACCAAATCCTTTACCAAATGTTTGTTGTCTTGGAAGAAAATAGGTTGAATTAGCAGGAAACCCAATAGTACCATCCAAAGTCCTAATATTATTATCTTTAATAGGAGAAACATCATTAGAGAATATTTCTGCAGATTGACTATACCCCAAATATTGGTTAACTACAAAATTAAATACATCAGGGTTGTTTTGGTCTATAATAGAAGTTTGATTAGCATTATTAAATATATCAATATTTTTAATGTTTATAGCAGTACCATTTTGTAATTCAGGATAAGTACCTTGAACAAAATCAGTATTAAAAGCTACGTTACCATAATATTCAATTACTGGGTCTTTTCCAAATGAATTATCACCTGGCCAATCTGTAAGCACTGATCCTGTATTACCGGGTAACCATATACTAGAAGCACTAGTATATATATTGTAATATGCTGCGGTTAATTCTGAACCGTTATATCTTGGATTAATAACTCTTAACATTGAATAGTTAGAGTCTTGAACTGCTGCTCTAGTAGCAGAACTAGATATAAGCTGCTCCCAGTTTACAGGTACTATCGCCCCATTTGAATAATCTACGTCATAGTGATACTCACTTATTCTATCTAATAAAGTATTATTTAATAAAGCATTATTATTATTATAAGTAAAGTCAATATTAGTTCCTGGGGAGGTTATAAGGGAAATATTTTGGTTATTTGTAGATAAGAAAGGAACTGCATCTCCTGTACCTAACCCTTCAATTAAAACGGGGTTGTCTGAAATATAAACTGCTGTTAAAGTAGTACTTATAGGTGAAACTGCTAAAGGTACAGGACTACCATTTGAATAAGAACCTACTGAAGCTGTTGTATTAGATTTATCTACTAAGTTATAAATAATAGATTGACATTGTTGCCATAAAGAACTATAATCTTCCCCAGTATCATCTATATTATTAACCATAACTCCTACCCAATAATATTGTAATGGAGTTTCAAAATATAAAGTAACAGTATCGTTTGTAAAATATTGATAACCT